ATAGAAAGGTTTTTCAAGCTCTACAAACTTAATTTCAAACAACCTATCCCCCAAAGGAAAATAGATTAAATCACCTTCCTTAGGACGGGTTGCTAATTGAATATTATCTTCATTCTGCATTAAAGGTTCAATATACGTTTCCCATCTCTCTTTAGAAATAGTAAGAGTTAATTCATTAGTTTGCTCAATACCAAACTTAGATAATAAAACAGGATTATCACCATATCCATCAAAAGTATCAAGATATGCTTCTAAAGGGTAAGCATCATCAAACTTAGATAATGAGTCCTCACCAAAAGCAGGATCCTCATCAACTATGACACGTGGGATGTAATATACATCCGTACCGAACATCTTGATCTGTTCTTTTACTAGGTCACCAACGAGGTTCTGTTCCCCAGAGGTTCCTTGTGTGAAGTAAGAATTAGTAGGCATTATCCTATCATATCCATAGGTGGTTCTTCATAAGTAGATCTTAATTGCTCTTCCAATTTTTCTAGTTCCTCTAATGCATCACTGTAAATCTTTTCACCGTTAAGAGTGACTCCACCAGGAAGTTGAACGTTCTGGAACTTAGACATATTCATTCCCCACTGCTTCTTAATCAAAGAAGTTGCATAGTCTTTTACCCACATAGTATTATAAATTTTTGTCCAATTAGCAGCATCTATAGCACTAACACATTCCATAACAACATACTCACCTTCTCTTACATCAGTTACTGTATCAAAGTCAATCCAAAGTTTTCCATTAGAGGCATTAAACCTAGTTGGTTTCATACCCTCCAGTAAAAAATTGATTGTTTGTAAGTGTGTCTGAATCATATAGTAATGATGGAACTGTGTTGATGTAAAATCAAACAGATCATTCAAACGTAACTGATACCTAATATCAAACATATTAGCAGTACCCTTATCTTGGAAGGTAAAGATACCATTAACAGCTCTGATATGATCTGGCATTGGTATATAATTCTTCTGCATTTTAAATACAGTACCAGTATCACCAGCTTGTAATGTATCAGTACCAGTCTCTTCACTATCTGCTTGGAACCTTGTTAGATCCTCAGCAGTAAACTGGTGCTTCATAAAAACCTTTTCAGATCCACCGTAATGGTACTCCTGAAATTTCTCAAGAGTATAATCCAATGCATCATCAACCTGATCATCTGATACGTTGATTTCCAATACAGGTTTGCCGAGTCTGCGTAGAGCGTACTCTTTAAGTGTTGCTTTTGAATTAGGTTGTGCCATTTTATCTTGCGAGAGCGGCTAGTGCAGCCTTAAGTTGTGCGACGGTTGTTATAGAAGCGTCATTACCAATAGCATTCAATTCAGTGTAAATTGAATCAATGTCAGTATCGTTAGTACCTGCCTGAGTACCTTGTGCAGCAGTTGCATATGCAGTGCTTGCAGTGGTAGCAGCAGATCCAAGTCCAAGAGTTGTTCTTGCAGCAGATGCTGATGTGTCATCAATCAGAGTGGCACCGAAGGTGCTTACAGCAGACGCAGCGAGTGCGTTGTCAGCAGTTGTACCTTGTGCAGCAGTAGCATAAGCAGTTGATGCAGTTGCAGCAGCAGTTCCTAGAGTAGGTTTGTTACTTAGATCATCATAGTCTCCACTTGTCGCAACAGTTGCTAGTGAAGGAGCAGTGTATGAAATAACACCAGTTGAGTTGTTGTAACTAATACTTCCTGACGCACTGATAGCAGCACGTGCTCTAGCGGTTGTATGATAAAGATTGCTTGATCCTTCCGATAAATCGTCAGTATCAGCAGCAGCAATTCTTGCATCTGCTCTAGCATCTGTATAGTAAAGGTTTGTTCCTTCAGATAGATTAGTTGTTGACTTACTTGATAGGTCAAGGTTTGCACCAACTTGCAACGCAATACGAGCATCACCACGAGCATTAGTCCAGTAAAGGTTAGATCCTTCTGTTAGATCACCAGTGTCAGCAGCAGCAATTCTAGCGTCTGCTCTAGCATTAGTGAAGTAAAGGTTAGATGATCCTTCAGATAGGTCATCTGTATCAGCAGCAGCAATTCTTGCGTCTGCTCTAGCATCTGTGTAGTAAAGGTTTGTGCCTTCAGATAGGTCAGAAGTTGACTTACTTGATAGGTCAAGGTTTGCACCAACTTGTAGTGCAATACGAGCATCACCACGAGCATTAGTCCAGTAAAGGTTACTACCCTCACTAAGATCTCCAGTATCAGCAGCAGCAATTCTTGCATCTGCTCTAGCATCTGTGTAGTAGAGGTTAGATGATCCTTCAGAAACACCATCAGTATCAGGTGTTGTGTATGAGATAACACCAGTGCTACTGTTGTATGCTAATGATCCAGAAACACTTATATGTCCTCTAGTGCGAGCAGCAGTAGTGAAGAGGTTGGTTGATCCTTCAGTAATATTATCTGTGTCAATGTCTGCCTGTGTAACTGATAAAGTACCACCAGAGTGGGTAATACCTGTACCATATGTGAAATGAGTACGTGTTCTGGCAGCAGTAGTAAAGAGGTTTGTTGACCCCTCAGTTACGTTGTCAGAATTAATATCTACCTGAGTAACAGATAGTGTGTATGTATTAGCAGCATCATCATAAACCTTAGTAACACCAGTACCAGCGATGATTAGAGCATTGATTCTGTCATCTACTCTCTCATCTGTATAGTATAGATTGCTTGATCCCTCTACTACATCATCAGTATCATGGTTAGATAGAGATGCAATAGTTGTTGGAGTTGTGTATGAGAATACACCAGTAGCAGCATTATATGCTAATGATCCAGTAGCACTAACATGTCCACGAGTCCTTGCAGCAGTGGTGAAGAGGTTAGTAGAACCTTCAGTTACGTTATCAGTGTCAATGTCTGCCTGAGTAACAGAAAGTTCTCCACCACCCGATAACTCAACACCGTTACCATACGTGAAATGAGTCCTCGTTCTAGCTGCAGTGGTGAAGAGGTTAGTAGATCCTTCAGTGAAGTTGTCAGTATTAAGATCTGACTGGACTGCACTTAAGGTGAGCATATTACCTGCATCATCATATGTTGCAGATATACCTGTACCTGCATTAATTAAGTTATTAACTCTATCATCAACTCTCTCATTGGTGAAGTAAAGATTTGTGCTTCCTTCAGTAAGAGCATCAGTATCATGGTTAGCAATACTACCAACCTGTGACTGGAAGAATGTCAATGCTCCAGTAACGTTTAAGTTACCTTGAATCTCAAAGTCAGTAACTGATTTAAAGTTAGTAACTGTAAGAGTATTAGTTGAAGGATTGTATTGTAAGTTTGAAGAGTCTGTCCTGACTTCAGTGTTACCAGATGTAGTAGAAACAAAAGTAGGATAGTAAGTTAGGTTAGAAGATGCTGTCTCAGTAACGTCAACCAACGATGCAGTATCAGCATTACCTGTTAGGTCACCAGTTACATCACCAGTGATCTGTCCTGTTACACCAAGTGTGCCACCGATAGTGGTGTTATTTGTTACGTCAAGAGCACCAAGAGTTGCGGTACCAGTAATCTCTGCATTACCAGATGTGGAATGCAATGTAATCTTGTCAGTGCTAGATCCATTCTGTAACTTAAGTGTCTTAGATCCACCACGCAATACAACACTGTCTTTTAATAGTGAAGTAGAGTTAACAGTAAGTGTGCCATCTAGTTGCTGATTACCATCAACGTTAAGGTCAGAATCAAAGTCTACATTCTGTGTGACATTAAGAGTGTTAGTAATAGTAGTAGCACCATTAACATCTAAGGTACCAAAGATGTCAGTATTACCTGTAAGTCCTGCAACAATAAATTTGTCAGTGTTAACTATAATCGAACCTGTGATATTAGCATTCGATGATAGGTTAAGTGTGCTAATAGCAGCAGTCCCTAATGTAGTTGTATTAGTTACATTAAGTGTACCAAGAATAGTTGTATTTCCAGATGCACCTACAACTGATAAGGTAGGAGCATTGTTTGGACCCATATAGAAGTCTTCACCGAAGAAGACATCCTTATTAATAACTGCACCACCTGTTACGTTGAATGCAGCAGTGTCAATTAAGTTAGAAGGATTAGTAGCATTAGTAATGGAGGTAACACCAGTGATACCAACAGTGTTAGTAACATTAGTAGCTCCATTAACATCCAGTGTTCCTTGAATATCTGTGTTACCAGTTGCCGACTGGACTGTAAACTTATCTGTGCCATCATCTAACTGTATCGCAAATTCTTTATTGTCAGCATTCAATACAACATTGTCTTGGAATGTTGCAGCACCATCTACATTCAATGTAGTGTCTAGGTCTACTGCCTGTGTGACATTAAGAGTGTCATCAATAGTTGTAGCACCCTCTACATTAAGAGTGCCTTGAATATCTGTATTACCATTGTCAGTATCAAAACTAACCTTAGTTAATCCAGCTGCAGTTTGGATAGAAACTAACTTGTTATCTGCCTTGACTGTTAGACCGTCTGTAATAGTAGTAAGACCATCAATATCTGCTGTGCCATTAACAGTTACGTTGTCATCAATAACTGTCTCACCAGTAGCAGAGTCAAGAGTTAAGTTACCAGAGGAAGTATCAACTTCAGATGCACCTGATACACCAATCTGCACGTTGTCAGCAGTAATGTCAGTAGATGTAACTGCCTGATTAAATGTTACTGTACCTGTAAAGGAATGAGCATCACCAGAGTTGTTACCAATAGTGGTGTCGCCATCTACATCTAACGTACCAGTGACTGTGAGGTTATCATCGACTTGAGTTTCTCCAGTTGCGGAGTCAAGTATAAGGTTGTTTCCAGAAGTTGTGCTAATTTCAGAATCAGAGTCCACACCAATAGTAACAGAATCAGCTGTGATATCTGTGGAAGTGATTGCTTGGTTGAATTGAACTGTACCTGTAACAGAATGAGCGTCACCAGAAGCATTACCAATAGTAGTATTTCCATCAACGGTAAGGGTACCATCAACCTTGGTATTACCATCGACATTAAGGTTGAGGTCAACATCTAAATCATCTGTAACATTTACTGTACCACCTGCTGAATCTAATACTAGATTTCCAGAGGTAGTAGAAATTTCAGTATCACCATCAACACCTATTTTAATATTATCCGCAGTGATATCTGTGGAAGTAATCGCTTGGTTAAACTGGACAGTACCTGTAACACTATGTGCATCAGATCCAGCATTACCGATAGTTGCGTTACCATCTACTTGGACAGTCCCTGCTATTACAGTGTTACCTGTACCAGCATCAACTGTAAACTTAGTAGAGTTGACCGCAAAATCATCAGTTACATCAAGAGTACCTGTGATATCTACATTGCCACCAAAACTACCATCATCAGTAACAACTAAGTCGTCTCCAACATAGAAGTCAAGACCTACAGAAGCACCACCACCTACGATTAATGCACCTGTAGCAGCATTAGTAGCATTAGTGGTATCAAATAATTTTAAACTTCCTGCATCAATTCCTGAGCGTACTCCAGAGAATGCCTCTGATGAATTAGTTGCAGCATTATAGAATGCATATCTTGATGCTGAAGTATCCCAACCAAAGAATCCTATTCTTGCAGTAACACCATCATGGTATCTAAATTCTATACCACGGTCTAATGCATCTTGAGAACCTGGAGCAGTGTCTCCACCCAGTGTGAATACAGGGTCATCTACTGTAACTACAGTACTATTAACTGTTGTAGTAGTACCATTAACTGTGAGGTTACCTTCGATTAATGCGTTGGTGTTGACTGTTAGACTGCCGTCAACTGTGACATCATCGGTAAATTGTGATACTGCATTGACTGTTAATACATCAGTGTTAGCATCACCAATGGTTGTCAGTGCTCCAGTTATATTAACTTCTCTATTAAATGTTGCGTCACCGTGGACTACGATAGCACCATTAGTTGCACTACCCTGTCCTACACGACCTATAGTTGTATATCCAGACTCACCTAAGATAGAAAATTCTACGTTATCATTAGTAGCAACCTTACCCACATAGAAGTCATCTCCTACATGTAGATCTGCTACGATACCTGCACCACCTGCTACTCTGAGGTTTGCATCTGGGTCATCAGCGAATGCTGCGTTGTGTGCTGCAACACTACCAATATACTCACGATATCTTACATCTAAGTTGTTAAGTAGTGAAGGACGTGTCCTTGCTGTACCAGCATCCTTAGAATCAATTCTGTCTGAGACATATAAGTCTCCACCTATTCTTACATCCTTATCGATGTTAACACCACCTGCAAATGTAGCATTTCCATCAGCAGTCTTAGTGATGGCATCGTTAGCAGTAGTATCAACTGTTATATTATTTGTCCTTTCAAAGGTGTTGAATCCACCTATGTTTAAACTACCTTCAATGTCAGTGTTACCATTTGTGCTGCTGACAAGGAATTTAGTATCAGTACCATTAGTAATCTTAAACTCTTTACCAGTGACATCCATTAGGAAGTCATTATGGAAGACTACATCATCATCAACATCCAATGTGCTGTTAAGAGTAGTAGCAAGATCTACATCTAGTGTGTCATTAAATGTTACTCCACCATCTACGTCAAGAGTACCATCTGTATGTGTATTACCGTTATCAGTATCTACCCAGAATAGGTTTGCACCTGCTGCATTCTGGACCATGAATCCCTTATTGTCTGCTCTAACATAGAAGTCAGAATAGAAATAAGCATCACCATCAGCATTAGTTGTACCTTTAATAACTGTGTTACCAGTATCAGTATCAACTGTAAACTTATCTACACCCGCAGCAGTCTGAATCTTAAAGTCTTCATTATCAGACTTGATTAACACTGTATCGTTAATCTCTGTCTGTCCTGCGATAGTTGTAGTACCACCTATGTGGACATTTTGTGATATACCTACACCACCAGTTACTACCAGAGACCCTTCCGACGTGGAGTTGCTTCCTGTGTTTGTTGTGAGTGCGAGTGTTCCAGCAATGATAGGAGCGTCAGTGCCAGAGAAAATTTCAGAGGAGTTAGTGGCATCGAGGAGGAACCTAAAGCCGCCAGTGCCAGTCCATATGTTAGAGTTTGCATAATCGTTATCCCAACCAAAGAATCCAACCCTTGCTTGGTCTCCAGTTCTATAATATCTAAATTCTATACCACGATCTTTACTATCAGCAGAACCTGGAGGAGTGTCTCCACCCAATGTAATGATAGGATCGTCTACTGTCATTACAGTTGAGTTAACTGTAGTGGTCTGACCTTGTACTAATAGGTCACCCCAAATTTCTACAGTACCTGTATTCTGTTGATTGTCATCTGGATCAAGGACCAGATTACTGCCAGGATCGCAAGCCAAGACATTAGCTTTCGCATGGAAGTTTTCAAAACATACCCTCGCATCTGGATGTATGGCAGTAAGGACCATTCCTTGGTCTGCCTGTATATTAATTGTTGCATTACCTGCCCCTGCGTTAGTAGAGGAGATAAGCATGTCAACATCATTTGCTGAATCCGCAGCATAAGTAAATCTCATGCGGTTGGTTTCAGTAGCGTCAGGTGCTACGACTCTCTTTAATTCTTGATCTCTCTTATCACCATCAAGTAATACATCAGCAGAGAATGTTGTGTCTAAGTTAAGGTCAAATAAACCTGTTAAGGATGACCCTGTAAATTCTTTATTATTACCATACTGGGCATCAGCAGCAGGTGCTGAATAACTACTACCCTGTGATAATATACCTGGTTGATATGGATACTCAGCAGTATCATAAGCAACTATTCTTGCAGCAACGTTACCACCACGGTTATTAATGTTAAGGTGGTTGATTGTTGTTAGACCATGATATGCGTTGTGTTGATTACGCTCTGGGTCTAATTCTAATGTCTGTGTAGTTTGACTATCCCCAAACATTAAATGTCCTAATGATTGAAGTTGAGAGTTTTCTACACCTCTCTCAGCAATACTTACATGTCCACCCTGTTGTGGGTCTAACCATGCAGTAATACTAAAGTCTTCTTGATTGAAAGATGCTATACCTTTCTGTGGTGATAGAGCACTACCTAAGTATCTCCATCCACCTGTATCACTTGTATCTGTATGAGTTGGTTCTCCTAATCCAGGAGGAATATCTCTAATAGATGCTTCGTAGAATTTATCAGTAGAGTTTTTAATTCTATCAAATCTACTATACGAAGTACCATTACTAAATGCAGATGCTTCAGTACCTACTTTTGCTGTAGCAATAGCAGAAGTCTGAGCAAATGTTAAACGACCATATCTGTCAACGTTAAAGTTAGTTGTGTTAACTGTCTCGTCACCAGTGGTTGCAGATATTAGAGGTGTGTCTAAGTTACCTATAGGGTTATAGTCACCGACAACAACTGTAGTATCAGCAAGGTCAATGAATGGGTTAGATGACTGACCATTACCATTTTGTACAACAAGACGCTGGTTACCACCAGTAATTGTCCTACTAACAATAGTACCCTCTGCCTGTCTTGATAACAAACCAAAGGAGGTCATCGATGCTAACGATGTTAAATCAGAATCTAATGGTTGTGCGTCAGCAATTCCATACGCACTTAAAGTGGTAGGGTTTGTAGCATCAACAATACGACCTCTAGAGTCAACAGTTACTTGACTGTATGTCCCTTGAGCATCTAGATCATTAGCATCATAATGAGGTAGAGCAACAACATAGTTTAACTCAGCAGTGATAGTTAGGTTCGAGGATCCATCGAACGTACCACTACCCGACATGTCACCACCTAGGGCAATTTGTCGAGCGTTTGCTAGTCTTGTTGCTGTAGCACTGTTACCGATAAGTGATGCAGTAATGGCACCTGCTTCAAAGTTACCGTCAGCGTCTCGTTTAACGAGTGTGTTTGCAGTATTTGATTCTGTTTCTATTGGTCTCTCATATTTTAGAGAGTTCCAAGACGTAACACCATCCCCCACCTTCAGTCGAGAGGTATCTATTTCGATACCAATCTCACCTTGAGCGAGAATTGGGTTGACGTTTGCCCACTGCTGGGCACCATCACGTCTTAATTGTATTCTATTTGCCATTGCTTAATTAGGATCCTAGCACTGCATACAGTCTTACTGGTTTATTTATGCGTCCGCAGCAACAGGAGTCTCCTCAGGGGCAGTCTCTTCTGTAGTTTCAGACGGATTCAAATATTCCAATGTCTCAATAGCACCTAGCAGTTTTAGTGCAGTAGCTTCATTATCTTTGATTTGTTTAGAGAGTTTGTTATTCTCTTGGACAAGGTTGTTGTACCTTTCTTTAAATTGACCAAGCAATTCATCTTGATCTACAGTTTCTTTCACATCAGCTGGCATTGTTTTTCTCCACAAGTTGTAATAGTAATGACTTCATGTCAGATATATCTGATTTTAATGCATCCACGTCAGTTTGTAAAGTCTCAAACTTCTGTTCCTTTCTACGACGCTTGTTATAAGCAGCCATATATTCATCGTACTGAGTTTTGTTACAGTTAACAATGGCATTGGAATCAGGATCTCTAAACCATCCATCCCTACCCTGGACAGGTACTAACCCATCCTTAAAGGGAATAATGGAGTCTGTGTTTTCGGACATACTTGACAAAGGAATAATAATTAATTATACTCAACCATGTAAGGGTTGGGGATGAGGTTCTATGTAGCTAACGCTATAGCCCTCAAATCAGCAATTAAAGGTACTCGAGCCTGACTCCAAGACTTCATAACAATTTTAATTTGGAAAGCATTAAAGTTTAATCCCTTCGTCTCATATGCGTAGTCTTTCCACAGAATTTCGTCCGTGGGAGTAGAGTCATACTGTTGTTGTAAGGTAGATATAGGAGCACCAATAAATGTCCATCCTACAGTATTAGGGTCAGCAGTATCGCCAGCCTTAAATGCACGATAGTAAACTCTTACTTCAGTACTTGGATGTCTTGTAATCTGGAAATCAACCTTCAACGATCTTGCTTCACTACCTAATCGAGCAAGACGTGTAATATAAACGGCATCATTCTGATCACCTGTTGGTAGGACTGATACATCCATTGTCCTATCAATTTGACCCTGCTGTCCATAAGGAGCAGGACCACCTGGCCACCAGTTGATTCTGTTGGACGTTGTGATCATCGATAATCTATCTAGATCGATACATGGTGATAATGTATCCTTCTCAGTGGTCAATGTTAATGCCATCTTCAATGACTTATTACCATCGAGTTTATTTTGCTCATTAATTTTTGAGGCGACCATCGCTGGTGCAGCAAGAGCATTCAATTCATTCAATACAATGTCGAGATATTGTCCATTATTAATAAATGAATTCTGGTCACGAGGTTGAGAAGCACCCTCGCCACCACCACTACCTACAGACGTAGCAGTAGTAGTGTTAATTCTTGCAGTTACTTCAGTCTCAGGCAATATCATAGTAGATATTGTTGGTGTGAAACTTTCAAACTGGACATTCTGTGAAGACCATACATGAGATCCACCACCACGAATACCATTAGTTGCAACATGGTCAACTCTTAACATGAAACTATCAATCCAAGGACACTCAATAGAGGTGTGGACTTTGTTAATTTCTACTAGAGGTATACCATCTAAGTTGTAACATTCAACTATAGATCCAGAAGCATGCTCTACATCAGCAGTTCCATTGGCACCTCTACCACTTGAGGCAACTGTAATAACTTGGCCTGTGGCAGAAATGGCAGAGTATTTGATGATCTCATCATCAATCTTAAGATAGCCTGGGTTGAGATCTCCAATCGTTGCACCACCAATGATGGCATGGAATTGAGATCCGTCGGATATCTGAATAGAAGTTGCACCAGCAGATAGAGTGCTTGTAAGTGTGGTATCTGGTACTTCAGACTTAACACCTTCAATCTCTACGTTGTTAGCACGTTGGTGCATACCGTGGTTTCTATGACTGATTGCAATTTCCTTATCATCATCTGGGTAAGAAGGTGCTGCTGTTGGATAAGCAGTATATGAGTCACCTTGATATGTTAGAGACGATACTGTGCAACTAGTACCACCTGGCTCCGATACAGTATCACTAAGATCAAATGCCTTAGTAACATAGTTTGCGTAGACCGTGATAGCAGATGCTGTGCCTCCTCCTGGAAGTGTAGCACCTTGAGCATAGTATGCTGTAACAACTGCGTTTGCCGATGAAGTTGATCCACTTAATGTGTCACCTTCAGCGAATGTGCCGTTGTATATTGCAGACAATTCCATAATCACAACTGACTGTGATGATGATATTCCTTGGAATGGATCGTTGTTAGCATCCAAGAAACCTGCTGCAAACTGTCCATCAATGTCCGTGATAGTTATCTTCTCAGGATCTGATGTAGCATCAAATTCTTTGATAGTACCTTCTGCATTAGATGGAGATTGTTTAATTCTTGCACCAATGGTAAAGTTGTAATTATTACCTGCGGGCAAAGATAGTTGTTGAGTTGGTTTCAGTGTCAGTATTGGATTCTCAATAAGGTTATGAATACCTCCATTACCTTTACCTAACTCAGCGTTATTGAGAATAGCACTACCAGTCATCTGGTTAAACTTAGCACGATAGACAGTAAACTTCATGTCTTCATACTGGTCTGCTGTCCATGTAGATGCGTTTTGTGATTTGAATAACACACCTGCATATGGCTGCTCAGATATAGTCCTTGTTCCTGAAACATCGATGTCACCCATCCTTGATATCCAGACCTGATACTCGTTAGAGTCAGATAGTAATACGAAACAATATTCAATAGATTGCTTAACGTATACAGGTGATCTGAATGTAAACCTTGATGGGATAGCAGCGTTATCTGATAATTCTATTTGATCTGGACTGATAGTAACGTCAGAGAATGGAAGAATATCCTTAGTTGGATAACCATTTTCCATTGTCCTTATTTGCATAGAGATAGGAATGTTAGCATCCTTAGTCTTGAAGAATACATCAACACCAGTTAGGAATACACCACCTTCCTCATCACATATGAATGATTGTGCAAGAGGGTCATACCAACCGATCTGTCTAGTCTCAGTCCTAGTAGTCATGACCTGTCTTGTGTCGTTGACAGTATCTCTGACTAACTCAGCATTTCTTACAGCAAGAATAGTTTCTCTAACTGTCTTCAACTGACCAGCAGCAGTGTAGATAGTCTCAGCAGATGAATCTACGCTACCACTACTCTTAGCATTAGTAGGGTTAGTAGTGAAACGGAATGTCCTTGATCCTGTAGCCCAACGTGGGTTTGAATCCATACCTGGGTTAGGAATAAAGAAGGTGCCTTTAAAACTACCAATATTATCTGTTAATAGACGACGATCCTTAACTACAGCACGTGCTCCAGATGTCTGTCCTATCAATACTTCTCCGACATTCATGTTGCCGTAGTAGTTAGGGTTAACAGTCTCTGATAATGAAGCAGTATCAATATTAATGAAAGGTGTTTGTGATGCATAAGATTCTGCTAGTGTTGCAGTACCAACTCCATATGGGTCAGTCTTATAACCATCATTAGCAGGAGCAACTTTTAATCTACAACCAGATGTGCTACCAACTACAGTCTCACCAACAACGAAAGGTGTTTCGTTAGTGTTAGGATCAGCAGTAGATGATTTAACAATTTCAATAACCTTAGGTGTAATATATGTGGTTACATTAACACCATCGAAAAATGCATATACTCTTGTGCGAGGCTTCATACGCTCTACGTTGAATGCCACGTTACGTGATCTAATCCAAGGTATAGCAGTTTGAGATAATACGAAGTCTCCTAAAGATTTTTTATCTATCTTAGGTACAACACGTGTCCTAATACCCTGTCTTGCTTGGTTGTTAACAACCCTCCAAGTCCTTCTTTGGTGTACGAATAGTGGCTGTCTTCCTTGACCGTGACCCAATCTACCGAGTCTACGACCACCTGCACTGAATGAACCTGATCTGTTTCTAAACTGTGAAGTAGATAATAGTGATTCACCTGTCCAGTTAGTCTTCCATGATCCCCACTGAATAGGTGCGAAACCATTTTGGTCTACCTGCATATCTCTTGATACAGCAGAGAAGTCACCTTCTACGTTTTCTACCCTAGCTGGCATACGCTTGGTATCTACCCAGTCATCAGATGCAGGAGTAAGATCAACACGTCCAATGAAAGTAAACACGTTAAATGGGTTTACATTCTCTGTCCTAGAAGCATATGGTTGTGTAATAATTGCATGGTCATCCCAAGGTAGGAGTGCCATATTACCAGTAGTCCTGACTATATTAG